AGCCGTAGAGGCATTATTAAAGCATTGGGGGCAAAAATACGGCATAGACCTTACCTACCATCAGGATATATGGGATGTTACGCCACGAGCCTTAAAAAACGTTAATGGAGTATATACCCATAATTCGGTACGTTACGATAAAATTGATGTATATCCGCACCCAAAATTGGTGGATATGCTGAAAAATCTTAAATAATTCATTCGTTTATTAAACATTTTGATACGTTCACTAAAAAAAGTGTCCTATCTTTTTTGTTTTTACAAAATAAAATATGATATTTGAACCATGGAACACGGAAACAATATGACAAACCTAAACAACTCAATCAACGATTTTGTATTAAACTTTGGCAAGTTTAAAGGACAGCAATTTTCAAGCACCCCGTTTTGGTATCAACAATGGTTGCCTAAGCAATCTTGGTTTAAAATGCCACAATCTAAGCCATTGCATCACCAGTTAAGAGGTTGGGATGGTTATTCACGCAAAGGTGAGGCGATTTATGACGCTATTTTTCAACAAGAGAAAGCAGAAGCGTTAAAGCAAGATTGTTTTAGAGGTATCTGCTCTTGTTGTCAGGATTCAATGTATTACGGAATTTAATAAACTAAATCACGGGTGCTTAATTGCACCCTTTAAATTAAACGAATATGGAAACAACAATAAAAATATTATGCACGGCACAGGAAGCCTTTGCATTAATTGATTTACTACCAAAAGAATCATTCATTCAATTGGTACAGAACGATCCTACCTATGGGTGGAATGGTTCAGGTGATTTCTATGTGGTGTACATAGACAATTCAAACTATTATTTTTCACATTCCCGATTATTCAATTTGGGGATGCAGGTTCAACAAAAGATTGCTAATAAGTAAAATATTGATTATGTTGCCAATAGAATTTTTAATACTATATCCAATGAGCCTCCCAGTTGCTTTTTTATTGAGCAAGTTATGGGCGAAGATTAGCCGCAAGAGATATGTAGATACGCCCGAAGCTACACCCTACGAGTTTGAGAAAGACAAGCCCGTAAAGAATTACAACCAAGTGATGAACCACATCCATCGTGAAACCAAAAGAATGTATAGGGGGAAACTATTATCATGAAACTATACACATGGGAACAAATGATTGAAGCATTCAATTATGGAAAAACGCTCAAGGGATTTGATTGGATTGGAGATATGATTGATTCATTAGATGCAATCCAACTACCAAGTGATGAGGAGATACGAGAAGAGAGATTATTACAATTTCCTGATTCTGAATATGCTAACAGGGCAAATGATAGATTTGCCTTTTATTGTGGAGCAAAATTCGTAATAAACAAAATACAAGGAGGTAACAAATGATACGTTACGAGAAAAAAGATTCCCTACAATGGAAAATGGAATGGTTGGAGAATATCAGGGAGTATGTCTATGTAATAACCGATGGTGGATATTCTGAAAAGTATATGATATACGATTGGAGTTTACACGATGCGTTAAAAGATTTTAAAAAGAAATTGGAGGTAAAATATGCAACTAAGTATAGATAGGGCAATGGGATTGCCAAAGGGTACATCCATCATTTATACAAAATTTGATTCTATGGATTCTCAAGAAATGAAATGGGTGGGGTTGGATTATTGCCCAACTGGTTTAATTCGTGGAATTGTAGAGGATGAAGATGGTAATCATTGGTGGGGATTCCTGTATCAATTTCATACATTTGATTGAGATTAATTTTGTATATTCTAAAAATAAAAAGTATATTTGTAAACTATATGATTGACACGGATTCGGCATTAAGAGAGATATTTACCAAGTACACCAATACTGAATTGGAGGTGTTGATGGGTGAGAATTATTACACCATTGCAACTTGGAAGTTTAAATTCAAGAAACACGAATTATCAATTGAAAAAAAAATAGAGATCCTTACCAAGCTGAATTACAGGGTATGGACAAATTTAACATGGCAAAAACCAATTAATTCAAAATAAAATGGAAACAATTAAATCAGCAAAAGTTACCCAAGTTAGTGGTAACGGCAAATGGGATTCACAACAGTATGGCACATTCTACAAGTTTGAGATTGTATTCGACAATGGGGATAGTGGACAATATATGTCCAAAGAACCCGAGCAAAACAAATTCAAGGTAGGAGATGAGGCATCTTACACCATCACCAGTAAGGATGTAAACGGCAAATTGTACTACACAATTAAACCTGCAATGAACCAACAGGGCAAAGGTGGATGGAAACCACAGGCAGCCGACCCCGAAAAGGAAGCCCGTATCTCACGGATGAGTGTGTTAAAGGTTGCAACGGATATTTACATCAACCACGGCAAGATGGAGATTAATGAGATTATACCATTAGCACAATTATTTGAAAAGTGGGTAATGACTGGTGTTAATCCAACAAGTAAAACCGAACCAAAGAAATCGGAAACAGAACACCCATTGTTTAACGATGAACCCCCATTCTAACCATGAGCAACAATATAATTGAAACAATCAACACAACCCTGTATAATGCGATACAGGGCAATATCTCACCATTTGATACATACATAGACCTAAAAGAGGTAGAAAATGCCTTAAATGATGCTATAAATGCGTTAAAAGAGGCTGCAATGGATGAGGCAATCAGGTACAATGGACAACAACACCGTGGGTATGAGATAAAGGTAGGTAGTGTTGGAGGTCGGTATTCCTATGACCATATACCTGAATATGTAGAACTCAAAGAACAATTGAAAGGTATGGAATCAAGTTATCAGGATGCATTTAAGCAATACGAAAAAGGATTGCAGATTGTAACCGATGATGGTGAATTGATGCCAATTGCAAACTATAAACCTAATGCAATAAGTATCCAATTGAAGAAAAAGTTATAAAAAAATAGGGGGTTATTACACCCCCTATAAATCTATGAACGGATAATTTTGAAAACAATCGGCACAAATATAATGAATTTCTATAAACAAAAACAGCCCCGTAAGGAGCTGCAATTTGTAACGGCATCAGTCAGTCCGTTTGATAATTTTTGTTTACATTTTAGAAGGATGTGTTTAACGACTGCGGTACAAATATAAAATTATTTTCGTATATTTGTATTGTTAACTGGAATGTGAGAGATTCCGAAAGTTAAAAGACTATTGCCCGTTGGGTTTGCGTGTACTCTCACTACCGCAGATTCGATGGGCTTTTTTATTTATGGAAGAAACAAACTATTTTGTAATATTTCCAACCGAGTTACTGGAAGTATTAACGCCCCGACAAGCAATATTAATCGGGATCATCACAGGTATGGCAAAAAAACAAGGTTACGCATACCCAAGCAACCAAACATTATCAAACCTATTGAACGTGAGTATTGATTGTATTAAACGTGATTTAGCGGAATTGGAGGAAAAGAAACACATTTATCGTGAAATCATTAGGAACGATAAACAAGAAGTAATACAACGCAGAATTTACCCTACGCATTTAAAACGCACCGAGGTGGGTGCAGAAATACCCCGAGGGGTGGGTGCAAATTTACACGGAGGGTCGGTGCAAAAATCCGCCATAGATAATAATAATAGTTATAATAATAAATTAGATAAAGATAATTATATAACTATCGCAGGGCGAGTGTATGAAAGGGATGAACTTTTTGAATTGTGTTGGAAAGCATATCCGAGAAAAGAGGGTAAGGCCGCAGCACGGAAAACGTGGGGGAAATTGAAAGTGGAGGATATCCAGTTAATACAAGTGCATCTACCATTATTCAAAAAAGAAAGTTCCGCAAAAGAAAAAAGATACATCCCCCATTTTTCAACCTACCTAAACCAACGCAGGTTTGAGGATGAGGTAGAACCATCCAACATGGGCGGCATCCTAATGGATAAAATAAACAAGCTTACTAATGAAATCGGTCATTCACTAAATAACACTTTACAAATCACTACAAATCAATAATATTTGAATCATGTTTATAAAAGACATAACCCCCGAGATGCTCGATTTGCACATTACTAAATTTTGTGCATTAACTGGAATGGAGTACATCGACCTTACATCAATGATTTACCCAATGGTATTGGAGAAGTATGGCAAGTATGATGCGGCATTATTTCCGAACGCATTTAAAGAATTTGTAATATCAGGTCGCAAAGCCCCATCAAAGTTTGCATTTAACTTTATCTGTGGCGTTTTAAACGAATATATACAGGATAACCATACCAAGATACCACGGATTGAAAATAAACGGGAATACACGCCCAAATTACCATCACCCGATGAAATGGAAAAGACGTTTCAAAATAACGTATCCCGATGCACAGTAACATGGGTGGAGGTATGGCATAATAAGAAAATGGAAATGTTATCATTAATGGTAATGAACATTGTTTTTAAGGGATTGGTAGAACGTGGATTGGTAGAGGATAATTTTGATCAATGCGAAGTGTACCAAATGATGGATTGGGTATCTAATTATGAGCAACGATACATCCAGCACCTGAAAGGATTGAATCGCAACCCATACGCCAAAACAATATATGAAACATTGACTTTGGTTGCCGATAAGAACAAACAGGATAAGACATTAGAGGGAGCGGCTAAATTTGCAATATACATAAACACAAAAAACAATATTTAATCGATATGTTAAAAGTAGAAACAATCACATCAAGTTACTTTTCACCACGAGTGGTCGACAAGGTAAGAGACATTTTAACCCGATTCCCTGAAACACGGGATTCCAACAATCAATTATTGGCAAAGTATTTCCATTTCTATTGCCCCGAACCCGTGCAGTACATTACAGGTGAGGAATTTTTAAACCATCTTGCCGCTGGTAACTTGGGTAAATTGGAGGTAATTACACGGGCATCACGAAAGTTACAACAGGATTACCCTGAATTGCGTGGGTATCTATGGGAAAAACGCCAACGGAAGGAAACGGAAGTTAGGGATGAAGTAAAAACATGGGAGGTATAACAATGACTGCAATACACACATTAATTGATTGGGTTCAGGAAATACAATCGTGTAGCCCCGAATCATCTTGTTTCATCGATGCACAGGAAATTATTGATCACGCCAACCGATATGCAATGGATGATGAAATGCAAGTAATTAAATACCTTGGTATATTAACCGATATTATCAATGCACATCCCGAAATTACACGGGAGGAAATATTGTATGAGATTAACAGAATTAAGGAGATTTTATTATGAGAATTGTTGTTAAACACAAAAACACGGAAGTTGTCATCGAGGATGGCGAAACTAAAACCGACACTAATTCCAATCTAATCTACTACAATCAAACGTATCTATTAGAATTATTGGACAAGATTTTTAAACACATTAAAGAATTGAACAAATGAGCAACAATAAACAAAGTATGAAACTATACACTAAAGAAGACTTTTTAAAAGCCGCTGAATTTTGCGAAGTGTCAATGATAGATGCGAAATATATAATTGAACGCATTGATGAAGTAAGCGACCCCATCGAACTACCAAGTGATGAGGAGATAGGAAAGGAATTTAAGCATAGTAGTGAAAATTGGGAAGTTAGACAAGCACTTGAAGTAGGTGCAAAATGGATGCGTGACAAAATACAAGGAGGTAACAATGATAATCCTTAAATTTATGTTGGACTACTTATTGATATTTGTACTGGGTGGGTTTGTTGTATTCGTATTCCTGTACTTATTAATTGATTTAATTAGAAGCTTGATTAGATATTACAAAAAATGAGGCATTTAGAATCTTCCCTCCAAATTCATTGTGTTAAGTGGTTTAGGTATGAGCACCCCGATATGGTATTGTTTTCAATTCCGAATGGGGGTTATCGTACTGCCATAACTGCAAAGATTATGAAAGCCGAAGGGCAATTGGCGGGGGTGGCGGATATCTTCCTAATGTACCCCAATAATCAATATCATGGATTATGGATTGAGTTAAAGACCGACAAAGGCAGACAGAACGAAAATCAAAAGTTATTCCAAACCAAGGCAAAGCAATTCGGGTACAAGTATTGTATCGTGAAATCTTTTGAGGAATTTATTACAACGATAACCGAATATTTGAAATGAGGCACGGAAGTTTATTCAGCGGGATCGGAGGATTTGATTTAGCAGCCGAATGGATGGGGTGGGAAAATGTATTCCATTGCGAATGGATGGAATTTCCACGCAAGGTATTAGAATACCACTTTCCCAATGCAGATTCACACACAGATATAACAAAAACAGATTTTAAAAAATATGCAAACACAATTGATATTCTCACAGGAGGATTCCCATGCCAACCATTCTCATTTGCTGGTAAAAGGGAAGGCACGGAAGATGAACGCTATTTATGGGGCGAAATGCTTAGAGCAATACAAGAGATTAAACCCCAATTTGTCATTGCAGAAAACGTCTTTGGTATCACTAATATTGACGGGGGATTGGTATTCGAGCAGGTGTGTTTTGACTTGGAAAATGAAGGGTACGAAGTTCAACCGTTTATTATTCCTGCTTGTGCCAAAAACGCCCCGCACCGAAGGGATTGATGTTGGTTTATTGCTTACTCCAACAACACGGGAGGAAGTACAAGATTTGCACAAATTCAAAACAAGAATGGAGAAATATCCCAACGGAACAACAATCCCAAATTTAGCAACACAGATATCCGAAATAATGGGAATGCTACCAACGCCAACAAGCGGGAGCAAACATTCACAACATTCAATAGCAGAATGGGGAGGATCGGGGAATTCAATGAGAAAGATTCCTGGAGCCTTTTCCCAATTGAACCCCCGATTTGTGGCGGAGATGATGGGCTTCCCACCAAATAGGACGGAATTACCTTTTCAAAATGGAGAGCAGAATCCATAAAGGGTTATGGTAATGCCATAGTACCACAGGTGGCATTAGAATTATTTAAAGTTATTGAAGAATTTAAAAATATATTAAAATAAATTTGTTATTTTGCAAAATCAAAAAAGGTGTTAACCCTTGAAATTATAGCAAAGGATGAGGTCAAATGGAGAAAAATGGCTAATTACCTTGGTGCAAGGTGGGGGGATATTGACGATTGTGTTCAGAATATGTATTTAAAATTAGCCGAAATACAGGAAACAGAGGGTTCATTGCAACGATTAGAAACCGCAACGGGTGGTGTGAATACATTTTACATTTTTAAAATTCTACAATCAGCAGTTATTAACGTATATCGTGCGGAAAACAAGGTATATGACCATGAGGCACAATTTAACCCAATAGAATCACCCGAAGAATCCGAATACAGATACCAACAATTGATGGCACGGATTAAGGAGGTAATTGACACGATGCACGAGTATGACCAAATGATTTTGGAATTGTATTTTGTCTATGGGCATTCGTTACGGCAAATTGAGAAACGTACAGGGATAACAGTTACATCGGTTTATAACACCTTAAAAAACGCCAAACAACACATTAAAAACCATTCAAAAGAATTATATGAGCAATACATACAACAGAAAGCAGACGAAGAAACCATCGCAAGGATTGGGGGATTCGGTAGAGAAGTTCACGAAAGCGACTGGGATTAAAGAG